AGAGGAGGCCCACCCAAGTCGAAGTGCGACGGACTTGGGACGCCCAGAACGGAACAAGTGGTCCCTGTCAGCGAATGGCTCATCGCCGCGTTTAAGGAACCACTTGAGCAGGAGCCCTTCGCCGCTCGCTGAACTAGCGGGCGGTTTAGAGGAAACGCAATATCCCATAACCTGGGGAGACTGCGTCTCAGGGTCCATCCGATGGGTGTCATACCCAGCGAACGAGATCCTCCCCAACACAGGTGACTCTGGCCCCACATACGGGTACCTTCCGCCTAAAAGACGGTTGATCCCGCGATCGAGCCAGAATGCGGTCTTCCACAGACCCGCCTCGTATAGGCGATTCCGTAGGGAAACCGTGGCAACCACCTCGTCCACGTCCGACAGTGTAGAAGGGAAAACACTCCGAACACGCGTGATGGACACGTCGCGCCCGTCATAGTACTCCTTCCCGCAAGACTCCCGGAATTTTCCTGTTCCGAAGGACTTGCCGACATTCACCTTAAGGCCGAAAGCCTCAAGGTAGTCGACCACCGTCTGCATGCAATCCGTGGGGACAACAATATCATCCCCATAGACACGCACCCTACCCTCGAAGGACCGAAAGTCCTTCTTGGTAAACCGGCGCTTGTGCCTGCGTTCTAAGGCCATGAAGATAACGGTCGCGAAGACCATCGCCTCGATGGGGAACGTCAGGGCAGAACCCATACTCGCGAACTTAGCGAGGCGCAAAACGCCCACACCAGGAACATCAGCCTTCCGGCTTCTGCACGCATCGACCGCCTCGAAAAGATGCGGGAAATGACGTAGCATCGCACGTACATGCTGATTGGAGACACGATCGGAGGCTTCAGACAGGTCTATTGTTGCCAACAAGCCTGTGATAGAGCCGTTGTGAGCCAGGAGCTGATTGATCTCTTGGTCACGAAAACCGATCAACTTGAAGGGTAACATACCCTCCAAGTTCCGCACTAACCGCTCCGCTACGGCCTGCTGCATATACTGCATACAGGTCGGTTCGATAGCGATGATTCGCGGGGTCTTCAGCGTCTTAGGAACAAGAGTAACCCTCACGGGTCGCTCCTGCCCAGGTTCGAGGAAGCGAATCGGATCCAAGAGGTAGTTAAACCTCCAGTTCGGTATGGCGTTCTCCCCATATGGGAAGATACGTTCCAACCGTTCGGTCCATTCGGACTGGTCCCACTTTCGGTTACCCGATCGTCGGTCCGCCGTCTTTCCCGCACCGTGCTTGGGGGTAAGTGTGCCTTCGTAGACCGCGAGGTCTGCGTCGGCCAAGACGTCCCCAAACAACCGCAGCGACATCCGAGAGAACTCAGAAAGGAGCTCACCCGAAAGAACACGATCACTGCGCCTCACTTCCTGCTCACACTCAACGAACTTCCGCACGGCACTCCTGTTCCTTGCATCACTGCAGGGTAGGGAGATCTTACCAAACATCAGCGTAAGCTGGCGGATGGCATAGATGGAATCCGTGCATGGGTCGTCAAGCAAGCGACCAGTATCACGAGCGAACACTCGGTCAAGGAAACCCCCGAGGAATCGAGGGAGCCCGCGCCAACGCCGAAATCCGGCGAAGGCGTCGTGACCAACGTACCCGTCAGCGAGGCCTTTTTCGAGGCTTTTGCCAAATTCGGGTAGGGATATCGTTAAAAACGACGTCCCTTCGCGTTCGACCCGACCCGTGACAGTTTTATAGTCACGAGCGGTGCTGACATGACACATAGCGCCCAGTTCTAGGGACGCTTGGTACCAGAGCTCGGTCAGGCTTTTCACAGCTTCCTCCTAAGAGGTTATGCTGATCCTGCCTAACGCCCGATCTGGGTAGAGAGGTAATAAACCCCTGACAGAGCGGTCCATAGGAGGAGGGTGACGAAGAACCACGAAATGAGCACCAAAAGTGCTACAGTGGCCAACCGTCCCCACCTCCATCTGGTACGTCCCGGCAAGAGCTCAGCTCTCCCCACCCAGGAGCTGGGTTTCGATCGCACCGGACCCCGCTGCCAGCCAGGCAGCGAAGCCGTCCATGAGGAACTTCTGGTCCGCGACCGTGAAGGCCGCGTTCGCAGGAGAATCCAACGTGATCCTCACCGACTGGGTCACCTCCGTGTTAATGGTGGGTGCCAGCGGATCGGCAACGATCTTTCGCTGCCGGAGGGCCACGGTGTGGCGCACCCGCTTGTTGTACGAGTGGGCGATCTCGACCGTCCAGTTCCCGTCGTTCGTCTTGAGGACGCCACTGTTGACGCCCATCGAGACCCTCTTGAGGGTCTGCGGAACGGCGTTCACCGTGATGGTCTGTGGCTCAGCGAGCATTAGGAGGGGCTCCTTCATTTTCGGGATGCCTTGCCGCAGGCTTGCTGCAAGACGTTGGGGTTGGCGAGTGGACAACCGATTATTGCGAGCTGGCTATTTGCCAGCACGTTGCCCTCGGGTTAACCCGAGAGCGGAGAGAATCGCGAGCTGAATCGCCGAAAGCGACAGATCGTCGATCCCAAATCCATAGGGATTGGCATGGCGCCGCTGCTTGGTTTCCGTCCGCCGTAATAGCGAACAGGTGCCAAGTTGGCGGAAGCTCCCGCTCTGATAGTCGTAACTACCACGCGCAAACTCCTCGACGTAGCTGTGCCGCATCGAATAGCCATACTGCATCACCAGACCGTCGGAACCAAGACGAGAGATGTTATGGATCACATCCCCCGCATTGGTGAACCAATCGACGGCCCAAGACCAGGGTGCAAGGTTCCAGAGGAGCTCGGGTGTTAACCGAGTGTCAAAGAGAAGGTTCGAGTATTGCTCGTACCTCCGGAGGCGGCTATAAAAGTCGTCTCCCACTGGGACGTGGTACCGAAAAGCTCCCGAAAAGGAGTACTGCTCGGACTTCGTCTTCGTGACCGTGGTGCCCGGGAAGAACATAGACCCGGACCCCTGACCTACACCTGTGAAGGTGGAGACCTCGTGAACCAGCGGAGCTGGTGTAAACCTCCTTCGGATCTTGCGATCCGAGTCCCGCTTGTACTGATCGATGAGCTGCCGCGACCTCCTAACAGAGTCCGCGAAAGCGCGCAAATCAGCCAAGAGCGGGAGCCAACCAAATTCCACGTTCAGGAATTCACTCCCTGCACGATGTGCGTTACCAACTCGGTCACGCATTGAGGAACCCGGAAGGCGAGGCAACCCC